AATTCTGTGTGGTGCCACGTAAAGAGGGGGCAATACGGGAGATGTCCACCATTGCTGACATCTGGCGCGGCGCTCCATGGCCCCGCGAAGTACTCCTACTTGATAACGACTTCTTTGGTCAACCGTCGTGGAGTGAGCGCATCAAGGAACTCCGAGACGGCGGATACAAGGTTTCGTTCAACCAAGGCATTAACGCCAGAATGCTCAACGATGAGACGGCCGAGGCAATAGCGAGCGTGAACTACCGGGACGACTCCATGAAGGTGAAGCGTATCTACACCGCGTGGGACAACCGAAAGGATGAGAAGCGATTGTTTGCTGGCCTTGATGCGCTGGTCAAACACGGGGTGAAGCCGGATCACATTATGGTCTATATGCTCATTGGGTACTGGCCCGATGAGACATCCGCCGACCGAGAGTATCGACGCAAACAACTGCGTGAGTTTGGTGCTCGACCGTATCCGATGCCCTTTGTACGGACGCCAGAACTCGTCGGGTTTCAGCGGTGGGTCATAGGCGCCTATGACAAAGGTATCCCGTGGCCCGCATGGAAGGCGGCGCGGTATGAACCACGAAACCTTCGGCTAGGAGAGCCCGTGCTCGCGCTCCAGCCATGAGCCAGTACTCCGGGATCGGGGAGCTGCCCACCCATCAGTATGTCTACGTGGACAGCCTGTTTACGCACGAGCAGCCGCATGGCTTCATTCCCGCCGTCTGGTACGGCCTGGTCGCCATGCCGGGGCGGATGTGGGGCTGCACCCTCCTGTTGGAGTCAGGCGCGTGCTACCGCAACGTCCCGCCGCACGCCCTCGCGACCGGCCCGTTACCGCAGCCGCTCTGGACGCCGCAGGACGCGCAAACCTGGGATTGCTACGGCTATGACTTCTCGACGCTGGAATACCGCTATCTCTCCGAATTGGATGTCGATGTGCGGGCAAACGGGACGATGTATCGGGGGCGCTACTTATTCTCCGTCACTCCGCTGCACGATGGCTTCTCCCGCCGACCAGAGCAAAGCAAAGAGTTTACCTGCGTGGCGCTCGACAACCGGCGCTTGACAATCCAACCCACGAATCATCTTCGGTTTTACGAACGGTCCTTCACGACGACGGCCCATCCGGGAGAGCTTCCCCGAGGGCTGCGACGACAAGCGGAGGTGTTTTCATGCGAGTGACCGCGTGGCTCCATCGTCATCAAGCCGTCATCGACGGCCTTACGTTTTTTCTCGTGGTGGCGGGCTGCCTCGGGTTTCTGTGGCTCGTGCTGTCGTGGTAACGCCACGCACGAGAGGGAAGAAAATCACGGCCAGCCGAGGTTATCGGGTGGTATTTGCGGATCATTTAGACCGCATGACACCACCGCAAACCTCGTGGTGGCAACACGTCCCACGCAGCGCGTGGCAAGCGGCTGTCATGGCGCAACAGCCCCGCCTCTCCCGCAGTCGGGACGGCATCCGGCTGGCGACTCAATTCATCGTCTAATGCGGTGCCCACACTGCCATGAAGCGACGCTCATCGAGCGTATCGGACGCCTCTGGTTTTGCCAGGTCTGCGCGAAAACGTGGCGAGCGAGCGAGAGGCCCAAAACCCTGTCAAGTCTTTTTTTTTAGTCCTAAATCATTAACGATTTGCCCGCACCGCCGGGCAATTCGGACCATCGCGTCATGTCTCCCTGTTTGGCGGGTGCTGTCCCCCGAGCGAGACGGCGCATCCACCCTCAAAACACCCTGAAACATTGATAAAAAAACGCATGAGAAAATAGTTGGGCTACAGCTTAGTAGCCCTACCCAGGGAGGAAGAGGATGAGCAACTACAAGGAACAAGAACGACCCCCGCACTTCAGCACGGCGCAGCCAGACGCCTACGATCGTGCGTATGGTCAAATAGAGGGATTTCCCCACACCCGGCCAAGCACCATCACCACAGGTAACGCGATGGGCGTTGGGGGTGTCAGGAGCTATATCGTCCAGACGTTCAGACCGCCGGAGATGGAGGACAGCCTCTTCATTCAGATCACTGGGCCGGAGGGATTACAACGAATCCATCTCCCCCCCGAGGTCACCCGAGTGATCGCTCGGCAGCATAACGCTATGACCGAGAAATCTCGCAGCCTCGCCGGGAAAGTACGGGCTGCCGCTGACAAGGCTGCCGGGATACAGCCGGGATTCATGCGGGGCAAGAAGACAGCCTAATTAAGGGAGGGCCGGGGTGAGTCCCGGCCCTCACAGCCTTCGTCTTCACTCGTCCGCGTGGACCAAGTGCGTCGGACCATTCGTCAAAAAGCGCAGGGCGATATTGAGCACATTCGCGATGAGGAGCGAGGTGCCTCCAGGCAGCGGAATGATGCCCGCCAGCTCGGCGGCGGCCAAGACAACATTTGCCCAGATGGTGCGACTCTGATACCACGGCTTACTCATGTGTGACCCCTCTTCAAAGATGCCGAATAGACGTTGCGTCGCTCGATAGAGTTTCCACGCTCGCCACGGCGTCATCGCCGTCCTCCGCAGAGCCCACCGCGATACGTGGTGCCCTTCCGGACCTGGATGTGGAAGTGAGCATTCGGCCGGCCGGGATGCTCGTAGTCCAGCCAGAAGCGTGACCCCAACTCTTTGCGGAGTGCTCGTAAAAACTGCTGCCGTGCCTCGTCGGTGCGAAACGAGCGGGAGCGCAGGTCGATTGCTTCATTGGTGTAATGCCTGGACCGTGGGCGTTGGCTATGCCTGCCGTCGTTGACGCTCGTGATGACGATGGCTTTCATCCGCGTCCGTTCGGCGACGAGCAGCACCGCGCCCACAATCCGCACGAGCCCACGGGTAAAGCCCTTGAATCTCACGCTGGGTTTGCAGACGAGCTGTGCCATTTAATTATTCAAGGCTCGGTCGATGCGCTCTCTGATATACCGCAGGTCGTTTCGGAGAATGAGCAGCTCCTCAGAATGTGCCCGCACCCGACTGTGCAGCGTGACGAGCCACGCGAGCGCGGTCGCGGCTGGCACGAGGACAAAGGCCGCCGAACTCAGTTCACCCATCCCATTACACGGGCAGCGGGTTAATGACAACCGTGGGTTGCGGGAAAAGAGGGCTCGGCCATGCGATGTTATATGGGTCAGCTTGCTGTGCTGGGATATCTCGGAGCGCCTGACGATACGTCGCCCAGTCAGCGACCTCCGCTACGTCCAGCGGACTGTCAGCGGATTGAGTCCAATCTGTACCGTAGAGGAGGCTGTCTCTTTCTGCCCTCACTGCCGCCCATTGCCAGGCCGTCTCTTCGGTGGAAATGTCGAAGGCATCAATCGTCGGCTGCGCGGCGGCTTGCAAGCTCGTCGGCTGCACCGTCCACGTTGATTTGTCGCCCGACGCCCCAATGGACAGGCCCACGATCTCCACGCCAGCCGCCACGATTTGCCCGAAGAGCAGTTGTGCAATGTCCATCACGTCACCCGCGCATCATGCCTTGAATGCCGCCTTGCGCGGTGGTCGCCGCGCCATCGTCGCCAATCCAGGTGGTCGTCCCAGAATCGTTACCGCGCTCCAGCCACGAGAGAAAATGATAGCCAAGGCCGGGATAACCGACGTATTGCCCACCAAGCCCGCTCTGATACCCACCCACAGCCGTTTTGTGCCATAACCGTGTCGCGCTCGCGAACGCCGACGTGGAATCCAGCCCGACACCCGCAAAGATGGACTGCCCAGCCGTGCCACTGGAGGCAACGACTTGGACGGTGGCGGTTATCGCATCCTCGACCACACCGACCACAAACGCGAGTTGATTGGCCGTGCTGCCATTCGCTTGGCGAATCGTCGATGACGTGTACGCCCAGTTGTCTGTTGTTTCGAGAACCTCCATCGCTCGGTCTATCCGGTGGTAGTAGTTCCAGACAAACCGATGGGCCAGTGCGTCGGCGCACTCGCCAGACGAATCCGTTGTCCTGAACGAGCCGACATAGCGCCAATCGAGGTTCCCGGTTTGCACCAAAACCCCGTTCTGGGTAGTGAGAGACGTCGCACGGCCCGTGGCCGAGGACCACGCCGTGACGGCCAGGGCAGGGCTGCCGCCGTTATAATCAATGAAAGCGTCATACACCGTGTCCGTCGTGGACGGCACCGAGATCGACAACTCGGCCACGGTTTCAATGGACCACGCTGACCCGGTGTAGAGCGACACGCGAGAGCCGCCATACAACGCCCAGTAGAGCGTCGTCCCCCCCGTGACATCCGCCGTCGTGACCGGCGTGGCGCTCGTCAGGGTGAGGCGACCCTCGCAGATACCGAGGTCGGATTCCGGCGTGGAGGTAGCCGCACTGGTCCACGCACTGCCATTACTCGTGAGGACGTTGCCCGATGTACTCGGAGCCACAAACGTCGGGGTCGAAGTGCCAGCGCCGATGATGACGGAGGCCGACGTAAGGGTAGCGAGCCCGGTCCCGCCTTGGGACACGACCACCGGAATGGTGAGGGTGTTGGCGTTGAGAATGAGGCTGCTCGTGGTCTGGGCAATGCCGACGAGGCGACTGTTGGTCGGAGCGGAACTCGTGATCGCGCCCGCCGTCGCACTCACATAGTATTTCGTGCCATCAACGGTACTCGTGGCGGTCGTGGCTTCTCCCGCGACACGCATCGTGCCGCTCGTGTTGATGGCGATGGCGCTGACGGCGATGCCAATTTCGACGGCGGTCGTCGAGCTGTAATCATTATCGGCGTCGGCCAAATACCACAGTCCAGCCGTGCCAGCCGCGTCGCCCGTCGCGCTGATATAACATACCTCACCGGCTGCGACGGCCTCTCCAACTGTGACGGTGAGATCGAGGTTGACCGAGCTGCCAGGGACCGACAAGATGTTGTCCTGCTCATCCACGGCCACGTCGGCGCTGTCCGTGATCACAAATTTATACGAAGCGCCTGCGCTTAAATAGGCGACGAAACGCCCCGCGGAATCCGCAATGATCGGGTTGGCGTTGGCGACGTCACCCACGCTGGTCGTGTACGTGGACGCGGCGGTCGTGGTGCCAGCGAGATACGTCGTAATCTTCGCCCCAGACACGGCCACACCCGTGCTGTCGAGGACGGTTTGGTACGGCGTGGGGGTGAGCGTGAGGGCCATAGTGATGTCACATTCTACTGGAAGAGCGCCGTTTCGCCCTCCGGTGTTTCATTGGTAGCCGGTGTTTCAGGAGACGGCACCACGCGGTTTCGCAGCTCCGCATACTTCAGAATGATCTCGGCATACCGCTCCGAGAGCTTCGTCAGTTCCGACTTGACACGCTCCGGATCGACGCCCTGCTCCTGCGCCGTGTC